GGTCTAATATAAATCACAAAGTTCTTTTCTGTAGCTCTATAGCAATTTATAATCTGACATTTATATTTATATTTAGCTAATTCCTCAGTAAATATATTTCTGATTAGCTTGGTAGTATAAGTACTATCACTAACTATAACATCAAATCTAATAGACCCCAGTTTCTTTTTACTTTGAGAATGCCTAGTAAAGATTTCGATGATACTAGAATTACGTTCTAGTATATCTCTGCATAATATATTCCATTCTGGCATTTCTACGCTCTTATTTATAATCGTATCTATATAAGTCTGTAAATCTATCCTTGTATCTTGCTCTATATTCTTACTAGGTTTAAACCATAGAAATATAATAGCTACAAAACAGATTATAATTAATACAGCAGGTATTAAAGCATATTCACTCATTTTCTAATCTCCTTTTCGATAATTGAACAATTACAGTCTTTGATATTTTCTAAGATACTTAGTCTCTTATATTCTATTACAGTATTAGATATTAAACCTGCAATACCTATAACTAAAATTGTAACTGCAAAATAGAAGTCTATATTACCTTTAATCATCTTTACTATCCTTTTTGATTGAGCAATTACATTCAGTTAATGTATCTAGAGTTTTCTCTAATACTTTAACTTTTTGATTATTTATTACAAGTATTGCAATTACTCCAGCTATAGTTAGTATGATTAGTGTTCCTAATGTAGCAAAAAGGAGATTAGAAAATGTATCCATTTCTTTCATTCCTTTCCCTTTCTATACGTTTTTTAGTATCATCTATAAATCTATATAGTTTATATGAGTAATAAATACCATTAAAGACGCAGAAAAGCACCATAAATACTAATAATACTTCAAATATCATTCTATGCCTTCTACTGTATATAGTTCACTAAGAATATCTTTATAAGTCTCTAGTAATGTCTCTTTAACAAACATAAACTTAATACCACTAATGAGCTTCTTATCTAGTTTATGCTTCTTTACTAAAGCTTCTAGATAGTCTTTAATCTCAGCTACTGTCATAGACATAAACTTAACCCTATTTACTAGTCCTGGAATATCTTTTAAGTCATCTAAAATAGCTTCTAATTCTCCATAATCATCCTCTGGCTCTAGAGTATGTTCTGTATGATAAAAACCATAACCAGGAGTACTTCTATAAGCAGGATATACATAAGTCTTAGTATCTAAGTTATTATCAAAGATACAATCGGTATCTGGTTCATAGTCTATAGTATTCCATAGCTTAGTTAGATTATCAACGAAGTTATTATCTAAGATACTATCATCAAAGCCGTTATAAACTACATAGGGATTACCCTCTATAAATCTAGGCTTTATATCCAGTATCTTTTCAGCTTCATTAGGTTCAATAGACATATCATTATCTCTAATTATAGCTATACATTTACCTTTACTATATGTCATAGTATCTCCAACTAGGGTAGCAAGTCTTACTTCAGTATGCTTTAGTTCTACTCTACCACTATGATGGTCTACAATAGAGCTAACTGATACTACATTCTCTCCACTAGCTAATGGAAATACTATTCCAGGTTTAGTTAGACTAGTATTTAAATCAGTTCCACTAAATGACTGACCATCTACTTGGTCTACACTATTTGTCTTTAGGTATTTTCGCATTTAATACTTCCTTTGCTATCTTAGCTAATCTATGTTCTTTAAGTACTTCACTAGTAGTTTTCTTAAAATCCCATAGAAACTCTTTAAAATCTGATTCCCATAAAGCTCTAACTCTTTGGTCTTTAGATTTAAACTTTTCAGCTTCTGCTCTATCTAGAAAGACTTTATAGATACTATCTTTATCGTGAACTATAAAAGCTAAAGGTTCTGTTCCTTTATAGACTATCAATACTTTTAAAGTTCTATCACTAGAACCTACAGAGAAATCTAACTTTAATCTATATTCGCTAGGTAATTCTATATCTAACTTAGCTATTAGTTCATTTCTAAGCTTATCTATTTCTTTGATAGTCATATCCTCTAGTAGAACTACTTTGAGACCAAAATGATATTCAGTCATTTCTAGATTCATAGTCATTTCATCTATTACACTAGTCTTAGTATCTATTAAAGGCTCTAAGGTCATAGTCCAATCTAGGAAAGCTTTATAGACCTTATCTATCTTATCTACATACATACTAGCTCCTAAGGGTGTTTATGCAGTGTATTTAAAGGAACTGATTTAAACTCATAATCTTTAAAGTATTGCTTTAGCATAGGCATAAGCTCTTGAACTTTAAGATTATGAAGTTCTTTTGCTTCATCAGAGATTTTCTCTACATCAGTTAGATTAAAATCTACAGTAGTACTAGATACTTCTTGAGGATAATTATAAAATACAGTCGGAATCTGTATACAGAACTTAGAGCCATCTTTAAAGGTCTTTTCTAAGTGTAATGCCCAATAATGTACCTGATATTCGTTAGAACTAGCCAACTCTCCTGAATTAACTCTAATAGCTTCTAGAGACTTCTGAGTCCATAGAGTGATGTTTACTACTTTACCATTAGAGTAATCTACTATTCTTTTTACTAATGAATCCATCCTACTTCCTTATATAATTTAAGTGTATTCTCTATACATACTTTAGTCCATATTTTCCATTCTGGATGTAAGATAGTATGAGAATAAGCACTATTAGCATTAGAGATATTAAGAGTTAATAAACCCTCTCTAGTTGTGTTATCATAATCTCCAGTACATACAGCATTACTTCCTCTACCTATATTATTACTCATCATAGGAGTCATAAATGATAAACCTTTAACTTCTCTTGTAGTTAAGTATCTTTGTATTTGAGCTACTCCATAATATGGAACTACAAATCCATTAGATAGCATCTGTAAAGGAATATAGACATTCATCTCTGGATTTTCTATAGTCTCTTTATCAGTATAGTATGTATAAGCATTCTTTACTTGCTTTAATAATTTATCAAATAGGTAATTTAATGGAGCTAAATCTATAGGTTCATTCAATATAGTTGCCAAATTAGAAGGAACACCTAGATAGCTATTAAGAGCATCTACAAGCATATCTCTGAGTGTATTATTACCTACTTTAGTATTATTTTCAAAGCAAGCTTTCTTGAGATTTGTAACTCTATCCTCATAAAGACTTAAAATCTCATAATAAAGTTTATTAAGCCTTTCTACAACATCAGAAGCTATATTTTCATCATAAGGTTTACTTAGAGAGTAAATACTAGCTATATACTTTCTAGCAGTAAAAGTATTAGTAGATATTAAAGACATAGCTACCATAGGATGAAGTGGATTAAACACTTTACCATTCTCTGTATCTTTAATTAATACTCCATATAAAGTACTTTTATCTAAGTTATTTACTTCCTCTAGGATTCTATTAATACTAGACGTAGTAGTGATATTAATAGAATCCTAGAGGAATGCTTTATTATTATCAAGTAAAACATTATCATTTACTAAATCACTCATATCCTCTGTATAATACTTTGGATATTCTATCCATCTATCTGCTTTTTCTACATTAAGCCAGAAGACTTCATAATCGGTATTAATAGGTAGTAGATTCTGAAATAACTCTTTAGTTCTATCATCTAAATAGTTATAACTAGATAAACTACCAGTACTATTATAGATAAAAGAGACTGTTTTATATAAAAGCTCTATTTTATCTTTAAACATCTCTCGGACTTTATCTAGATACGAATTAAGAAACACATTCTCTACGATTGTCATCGTTGTAACTCCTCTAGTGGAAATGTTATATCAGTACTATAATCATTAGTAGTTCCAGCAAAGTTTAGACTAAATGTATCTAGAGTTTTATCAAATAACACTTCATTAGATGATTCGTCTAAATTATCTCTAGTAGCTAGTATCTTAATAAACTCTATAGTAGCTACTAGACAATTCATAAAGAACTGAGCTAATTTAATACTTCCATAAGTCTCTACTTGACTAGCTGTATTTGTTATAGGTTTAGCAATAATAGAGACATTATCATTCTGATGCAATAAAGCTAAGAATCGTAAGTATTTTTTAGCAAAGATTTGCCTAGTCTCAAAATCTGGAGCACCTATATACACACAGTGATAAGGGTCTAGATTTTTGTGATTCGTATGTAGAAACTCATTAAGTCTAAAGTAGCTATTACGTAACCTTAAAGAAGTACTAGCTAATGAAACTAATTTACCTCTGTTAATTAAACTTAATTTCCCTAGAATTAGTCTAGTATTATTACTTCTATTTATAATTGAATTATCAGTAAATAGACTAAAAGATTCAGCAGTATTAAGTCTTAACATATTACTAGCTTCTAATGTTTCTTGTTCAAAGATACTGATAGAGTGAAAGATATTATTCATATTTAATACCTCACATAACTCTATTAGATTCTCAAAGACATTACACATCATACCTCCATAACCTATGGAGACAATGTCTAGCTTCTTTTTCTTGACTGCTAGTAAGTCTTTTTTAATGTCTTTAAGGTTATAACCTAGGTTTTTTAATTGCTGCTCTAAAGGTATTCTTTTTAACCTTAGCCATCTTTCAAAGAATCTACTAAGAGTAAAGTCTTTAGTCCTATATCTTTCTACATATGAGCTCATAGCAGCTAGTATATTGCTTTGATATCCTAAGTCTCTAGAAAATATATAAGGTATATAATTATCTAGTAGCAATTTCTTATTCTTTTTATTAAATACACTATGTCTATCTTGTGGAGCAATAAATGCATATCTAGTGATAAAACTCATAGATAGATGCTTATTTAGATTATCATCAGAATATCTCTTATTGTTATTTATAATAGAGCTTAAATCAACAGTATTTTGAGTTCTCTCTTTTAGACTACTATCAGTTAAATCTTTAGTAGCGTTAGAACATAGAATACCCAACTTATATTTATAGTCGTTTATAGTCATTTTACTTCCTATATTTAATTAGGGCTATTTCTAGCCCTATGATTAATTGCCACTACCAGCAGCAACTTTAAGAGTAGTGATATCTACCTCGTCTACTTGAACGTCATCATCATCTGTAGATTCATCAGTAGAGTTATTATTGCTCTCTGCTTGTCTAGTAGCTTGCTCAGCCTTTCGTTGGTCAATAATCTCTTGAATAGTCATTTAGTCCTCCTTCTTAAAAATAGTGATATCAAAAGTATTTGGTTTATCAGACTTTCTATCAATTTTAGTCTCTCCACTAGTAGCTAGAATGTTATCATCCTTTGCTAATAGGTTTGTAAACTCATTCATAGCTATCTGACCTATCTTAGCTATTTTAAGAGCTGTTGTGTCATTATCAGTTGAGATTCTAATTACAGTCTTTTTAGTTTTGATATTAGGAAAGTCTGAATATACTTTCTCGAAATCTTGATTAATAATAGTAATTAGACTATCACCTTGTTCCATAGCCCATTCAGCTGCTTCCTCAACTGTATCGAAGCTAGCATTAGGCTTAGTATCCTTATCAATGCTAGACGTATTGATATAACCTTTATAAACTTTAATAGTATTTTCTTTACTATCATCTTTCTTTAGAGTCTCAAGCAATTTTGCTAGGAGTTCCTCTGCTTTTTTCATAAATGTCCTTTTTTCATTTGCAAATAAAAATAATCAAGATGGTTTATTCACCATCACCTATTAGTACAACCTCCTTTCTCTGTAAGATGTCTATATTACAATCTAGTAGTTCTAATAGATAAGTCTTTAATTTATTACTAGCTATTTCTAGTAATTGCTTAGAACTAAGCTTTACTTGTAGATTATCTGTTAATTGAATTGTTTGATAATCTAAGTTATCAGTCTTATCTGTGATTATTAGAGTTATCATAGGAGTATCTAGTTTTATATTAGAGTCTAATGTAATCTCTAGATTCTCTATATTAAATACAGCTCTATCATCTAGGAACTTCTCTTGAGTATATTTAAAAGTCTGAATGAATAGAAATAACTGTAAAATTAGAGATTCAGGATTCTGAATATTTAAAAGCTCATTAGTTGTAGTTTTGTTGATAAAATAATAACATCTATTTATACTTGAAAATAAACTACTATTTATAGCATTATATAAACTCTCATCACCATTACCTATAAAGAAGCGTCTATTTAATAGATTTACTTCTCCTTTAAATCTAGCAATATTTTCAGCTGTATTATCAGTAGCTATTATATTTACTAGATTATAGTGGTTACGTAAATACCTAGTTATATCTATAGTAGTATTTATAAGATGACCTTCTAATCTATCATACTTCTCTAGGATATACTTCCTAGTATTTATTAATAACTCTAGATTTTCTAATAATTCACCATAGTATTCTATTAAAGTCATTTTATAGCCTTTAATATAACTGTGATAACTGATTAGACAGATATTTTACTTTTATCGGAAAGAAGTATCTTTCTATGTCAAATAGTCTATTACGAGCTTTAGAGATATTAATATCTCCTAAAACTATAACTACTGTAAAATCAAGTTCTTCTTCTTTATCTGTAACAGCTAGTGTGGAATACCTATTATCACTGACTCTGTTACTTAATAGAGAGATTTTAAAACCTAGATATTTATGATAAGTTATTGTTATTGTCTCTATATCGTTATCCTCTATTACTGTTATAAAATTATAGAAGTAATTGAGAAAATCTAGTGGCAATGCTCCAGGTACTTTTTCATTATCGTAATTCTTAAGAGAACTAACTACCTCTTGATTTTTAACGCCTATTTCTAGATACATTTCTTTTATACACCTTGGTATAATAACTTGGTCTTTAAATGTCATTAATATATCTACTATACTTTTCATTTCTTTATCTCCTCGGTAAACTCTATATAACCTACTTTTAATATAACTATATCATTCACTAATTCTATAGATATAGGTACATTAAAGTCTATACTCACATACTCTAAAGCATAGTTCACTATATTCCATAAAGAGAGAATTATACTAGGGTATTCTAGTGCTGAAGTCCAATTATCTATTATCTTAAACATATCAGTATAAATAATATCGTCAAACTTTAGCTTAAACTCAAATTGCTTATTACCCTTAACTGACTTAATAGTAATGAATTGAACATCTTTTAAAAAGTTAAAATAAAAATCCTCAACTCTCTCTTTAAACCTAGCCTCTATGATTTGCATATCATCCATAGTCATCTCTTTAATTCCTTTTCTAGCTGTACTATATGGTCTATAGTTAAGACTATCTTATTCCTATCAAATAAAACAGAAAAATCTAAAGTAATATCATTAAGATGTATCTTATCTATGACCACATAAGAGTTCATAAATAAATCCCATAGATTCAATACATCTTTAGCTATATCTCTGTCATAGTTCTCTAGGATGTCTACAACACTATGATAGGTGTATTTACCTGTATGAGGGATTAAAGTTGTAACTCTCTCTTTATTAAATACCCTTAGATTTATAGACTTCACAAGATTATACTCAGTATTGCTGGATACAATCTCACGTATCTTTGGTATATGCTCTTTGAACTTATTAATCATCCAATATAAATCACCCTCTGTCAGCATCTATATACTCCTTATAGAAAAAATTAAAGTGTCTAAGGGAATACACCCTAGACAATTTACACTTCACAAGAGACGCCGAAGGCGCTAACAATGTGATACACGTAATTTAAAAGCAAAATAAAGCTCTACAATCGATTTTAATGTCTAGATAGTATCTTTATACTACTAAACTATTATCGTCGATTGTAGAGCTTGCTAGGTATGTCTATGAGGCTAACATATATAATAGCCATCTATATTATTTCTAATGGCTTGATATATACCCTCGTCATAGTCACCCACTATGCCTGTTAAGTCTATATCCTTATCAGTTACCTGCCTTAAGATATTCTCTAGAATGGGCTCTTTATACAACCTAGCTAGAGTATATCTATAGCATTTCCTTAATTCATCGCAGTCATTAGCATAGACTCCAAACGAATCGTGGATAGGACTGACTACTATACCTCTCTCCCTTAGCATAGTAATTACTTGTCTACATACCCAGGCATCTAGTGAATGTACAATATTCACTGCTAGACTTCTCCAGTTATCTTTAGATGCTTCATTATCCTCACATCTAATATTGAAGCTAGGATATTTGACACTCTTATCTAACTCCTTCACTTCTATCTTATGAGTCTTTGTAACTAAGCTAGGCACATAAGCCCAATGACTATCAGGTAATTTCCAGCTGTGATATAGTCTAGGTTCATACAGGCTATTGATATACTCCTTTAGTCTTATAGGACCACTAGCTAGTTCCTCTATGGCTTGTTCAAATACACCATAGTAGTTACCTAGCATCATCTTAGGAGTAGCTACAGAGTTGTAGCCACTCGTCATTATGCTAGCTTTTATAACATCTCTAGGTTTAGGTAAGTCTAGTTCTTTAGCCTTAGCCTCTAGCCAAACATCTAGGTCATCCCTATCTCTAGGCTGTACTAGCTCTCTGACTCTGTCATATACTAGGCTATAGAAATCTTGTCTCTTAATGTTTCCCAACACATTCAATATCTCCATAGCCTTCTCATCTCTAGTAATGACACTCATCAGCTGATAGCCACTAGCTGTAGCGTCTAGTCTGACTATCTGTCTAGATTTACCAGTTTGAAGGTAGTACTTATATTCCTTGACTGCTTGTCTAAACAACAGCTTATCACTAGCTGTACTCACTAACTCCTCTAGCTCAATCTCACTTAGTATAGTCTCTAGATTGTCCTTAGCCCACTCTAGTCTAGTCTCCCAGTTACTCTTATCTAGTCCATAGGCATTGGCTATATCTATTAGTAGCCACTCGTTACCTCTAGTATTGACTTCTCTAGGCTGGTAGAATCTAAGTAATGCCTTACCATATTCATTAGCTTGGACATTGATTAGATAGCCTTTGCTATATATCCTACCTCTCTTGTCATAATTCCATTCGAAGTAGAATGGTCTAGTAGAATACTCTTTAACCATATCCCTTAGCTTAGAGTTATATTTTGTTACACCCTCACTTCGATTAGTATCATCTAGGTTAGACTCTATGAAGTCTATGTCTAAACCATAGCCTACACTAGATAGATACTCTAGTACGTCTAGATTGATAGTATTACTACCATTACTCCTAGCCATTAGAGTATTAGCTTTATGCCCTAGGATATGTTCACTAGAATCAGAATACTCTAGTGGGATTATGCTAGGTCTAAGGTCATAGTCTAGTGGTAGATTAGTCTCTAGTAATCCTTCCTCTATTAGATTAGCATTAGGTTTCACTAGATATGACATACTTCCTTTGTCATTAGCTACTCTATTTATGTCATATAGTCCACAATGCTGACATACAGCTAGGACTAAAGCACCTAACTGTATATCCCAGACTATACTTTTATTCTTGCTAGTAAATATCATACCAGTAATAGATTGTAGTACTGCTCCCTCAGTACTAAGAGTACTAATAGCTCTGAATACTCTCTCTACTAGATACTCTGGCATAGACTTTATTACTTCAACTTGTTCATCTCTAGTAGTCCATCTAGACTTACTAGAGGTATAGTCTAGTACATAGGAAGCTAGAGCTTCATACATACTAGTCTTTATAATCTCTAGCTTATCCATAGTTTTAATCTGCTCTATTAATGAAGTTTACTTTGATGAACTCTTTGGGGTCTAGCCAAATGTTGATGTAGAACCTTCGATTATTATCTATGGCTCTATCTTTAATGGCTTGATTGATTATTTCTAGAGTATTCTTTAGTGAGAAAGTCAAGTCATCCAGTTTTTGATTTACTGGAGCATTATTACCTATAAGCATCTCCTCAAACTCTCCTGTTTTACTGTAGTATAGTTTGCAATAGTTGCTGTGATACTGTATCATTGCTGCTCTAGCAAAACCTATAATTAATAGTTCAATAACTGATTCTTGTTTCATCTTATACTCCTTTAACGATGAATGTTATTGGTCTCTAACGAGACAACTGAATACTAATGTCTATCTATAGATAAGTTAATCAAATTGTTTATCTATGGATATAACTTAAGCCAAAATTAAAATAAGTACTAGTAATCCATCACGTCCATAGATTACTAGCAGAGCTACAACTTGAGTTTACGCAGGTGAGTAGTACCTCGAATGAGTTTAATGACATCTTAGGTCGATAGCTTAGTTAGAGTGTAAGCTTATAATCACTGGCTGTAAGCTGACGAATGAGTTTCAAGTCCTCAATAGGTTTACCTGACTTAGTTACACCGTAGTCCTCACCCTTCTGAGTCTTAGCAAAGTCTAAAGCTTTGTCCAAGTCCTCAAAAGTGATTCTCTCTCGGTTTTTGAAGCAGTACCAAGTGGATGGAGCTAATTCTCTAGCCTTCTTATAGCTAATAAGCTCGCCTTCATTCTCAAATATGACTGACTTAATCATAAGATTCTCCTTAGAAAAGATTTTCACCTTCCCAGTCTATCTATGGATGAAATTGTCATAGATGTAGTATTTGAATGATAAAAATCAAATAGAAAAAAATTATAAAGTAGAGGTTTTACCCTCTACTTCTTGCTGATTTTAGTTGGTGTTATGTCTAGAATATCAGCTAACTCTAGACTAACATTGGCTGCTACATCACTAGCAGCATCCTTAATGTTTAGTTCCAAACCTTGTTTTCTTAGCCCTTTCTTGGCTAGAAATAGGAATACACAAATACCAATGATATACTCCATTATATCCTCCTCAATTGAGTATCTGAATAAGAGGCTACTGCTAGCCCAACTAAGATGAATGCTATGACTAACATAGTAAACTCCTTGAATTAATTTCACCTTACCAGAATTAAAGAATTACTTTTATCAGCTACCCTTAGGGGGTAGACTGATGGATAAATTGCACAGTCTGGCTAGTACTACCTCCCTACTAAATTACATAAAATCTAATGCCTCACCTAAGATTCTTATAAGCTTATATTTTTGATTTCCTCTTATTGTTATCACTTACAGAAATAAATCAGGGATATTTTAAAGCAAATACTTATGCTATGGTAGTTTGATAAGGTTTTTTGCTATGTGATTTGACTTATAATAAAAATGCTTATAAGTTAGGTTTAACCTTTACTAAGTTATAATATGTGATATATCTCAAATTAAGGAGTAGTTATGCCTAGAGCTAGGTATGAAAATCACGTTCTTAGAACGTATGTAGATAAGGATACAGGAGAATTTATATATCAAGATGAGTTTGTCAAAGTTAGTGGACAAAGAAAACTTGCGGGATTTAGATTAGCTTATATGGGAAACATTAAAGCTTTAATACTTCAATTTGGTACTACTAGAGAATTATATATTGCTTTAGATATTATAAGCTCTTTACCAAATAAACTGACTTATGAGATAGCTTTAAATGTAGAAGGCTTAGCTAAGCATTATAAAGTAAAACCTTGGGTTATTAGACGAGTAATTAATACCCTTAAAAGAACTAACACTCTAGAAGGTTCTAGAGGTAAGTATACAGTTAATCCATTCTTTATTGTTCCAAAGTATATGGATGATGATTTAGTTTGTAATGCTCAAAAAGACTGGGAAAAGAAATATGGAAAGTTTAAGTTAATACCTAAAAGTCTAAAACCTAGACATAAAGCAGTTATACCTAAGATTACTCCAGAGGAAGCTGCTGGTAGAAGTATGAATAGTCCTGTATGATATAAGTCTAGTATTTATCTCCTTAGTAGAGTATAATAAGAAAAATACTATATAAGGAGATAAATACTAATGGCTAATATACAAGGTAAAAAGTATATCAAGCAAAATAATGCACCTAGTAGTAGAGAGATAATACCTACTACTGATACTAGTTCACTACATACTAATTCAATAGACAATCCTAATAATAATAAAGTTAATCTAGCAGCTATTACAGCTAGTAAAGTATATGGTTGGTTTAATAATAATAGACGTAAAAAGCATAAGTGTGTTATTACAGACGAAGCAGTTGAATTAATAAAGAAGTCAGCTAGTGAGGAAGCTTTTGATGGATATAGATTTATAGATACTATCCTAGAGTTTAGAAGTATTCTAGATGAGGATAGTGATATAGAACTAGAGGATTACATCAATGCTGTTAGATTCTGTAGTTATTTGGAAGTATATAAAGGTAATGCCATAGAAGCATATATAGAAGCCTTTAGATACAAAGAGTTTGTAGATAAGAAACGTAATGCACCTAGAGATAGTAGAGAGTATCTTAGTCTTGTCAATGCCGCTAGTAGATACAGAAAACACCCATTAGTAAAGAAAATCCTAGCCCAAAGTGAAATACCTCTATATATAATGTTTCAAGGTTATAGATATGCAGCTGTAGAGAAATTAGTAGAGGAGATGAATAATGCTAAGCTTAGTAGAGATAGAATTAATGCAGCTGATAAGTTGTTATTACATCTAAAAGCTCCTGAAGGCATAGAAGTAAATGTTAATGTTAAAAAGGATAGTGAGACTATCATAGATACTTACCAAGAAGCTATTATGAATATGATACAAAAGCAAAAGGCTCTAATACAAAATGGAGGCAATATGCACGATATAGTCAATGCTAGCATTAAAGGAGAGGAGAAAGAAGTGATAGATATAGAGGAGAGTAAAAGTAATGCCTAAAAGTATGGATGAAATGCTTAATAAAGTAAATTATAACTTTACTGGATATATGCCTAGTAATGAAGCATTGATGGTAGTTAATTTCATTAAAGAAGTAAATGGGGGAAGTGAGGATAATAAAACTCCACTAATGCACCTTAAAGTATTAGATATGGTTTGTAATAATTCAGCTAGAGATATCATAGTGGCTCATCGTGGATTTGCTAAAAGCTCACTGATGGAGTATTTAATATTATTCAATGCAGGATTTGGATACTTTCCAGGATTTGGTAAAGCTCCATTTATTATGTATGTAAGTGATAGTATTGAAAATGGGGTAAAGACTCTTAGAAAGAATATTCAGTTCAAATACGAGAATAGTAAGTTCTTACAGCAATTAATACCAAATAAGAAGCTAACTCTAGTATCAGATGAAGGAAGTAGTAGTAGTAATGACTTTTATGAGGAAGGAACTGGAGGTAGAAAGTTTACTGATGTAAGGATGGAGTTTGAGAATGTTAAGGGGGTTAGAACAGTAGTTAAAGGATTTGGAGTTAGTACGGGAATAAGGGGTACTAGAGAATTAGGTCAAAGACCTAGTATAGCCTTACTAGACGACTTAATGAGAGATGAGGATGCTAGAAGTGATACTGTAATATCTAGTATAGAGGATGTAGTATATAAAGCCGTAAGTAAAGCTTTACACCCTACTAGACAAAAGATTATATGGACTGGAACTCCTTTTAATGCTAAAGACCCTTTATATAGAGCTGTAGAGAGTGGTAGTTGGGATGTAACTCTAGCTCCTATATGTGAACAATTCCCCGTTAGTAAAAAGGACTTTAGAGGTAGTTGGGAGGATAGATTTCCATATGAATATGTCAAAAGAGAATATGACGAAGCTATGGCTTTACAAAAGCCTGAGAACTTCAATCAAGAACTAATGCTTAGAGTTACTAGCTTAGAGGATAGATTAATAAGAGATGAATGTATTAAATACTTTGATGAGGCTACTATGCTTAAAAGTAGAAGTTATTATAACTTTTATATTACTACTGACTTAGCTACTACTGTAAGACAGAATAGTGATTATAGTGTCATTACAGTATGGGCTATCAATAGTGCTAAGCAATATATGGCTATAGATGGTTTCTGTGCTAGAGTAGAGGTATCTGAGTTCATAGAGGAGTTATTTAGACTATGTAGTAAGTATAAGCCTATGCTAGGGGTAGGTATCGAAGTAACAGGACAGCAAGGAGGATTTATATCTTGGATACAGCAAGAGATGGTTAGAAAAAAAGTATACTTCCCTTTATCTAGTAGTAATAATAAAGGTAGTGCAGGTATTAGACCTATTGCTGATAAGTTTTCAAGATTTGTTACTTTTAGTCCTGAGTTCACACAAGGTAACATTTGGATTGGTAATAAATTAAAAGCTAGTGCTTGGGGTTTAGAGTTCCAAGATGAAATATCTAAGGCTACAAAGACAGGCTTTAAGAGTAGACACGATGATGTATTAGACACTATCTCAATGCTACAAGCTATGAATGTCTTTGCCCCTAGTGATAATTCTTATGAAGGATTAGATAAAGATGAAAAACTTTTCTATGAGGATGAGGAAGGTCTGGGAGACATTCAAAATACTATTTTCTAAGGCAGTACTATGGATAATGGAACAAGCATCAAAGAAGTAATGAAAGGTATGCAAGATTATCTTTATATGAACATTAGTAACTATAAAGGTAAACCTATGAGTGATGAAGCCTTAGTAGTTTATATCAATCAAGCTTTATTAGAGATATATAGTATGCTATTAATCAATAAAGAGCAAGCTATCATAGCAGTACCTAAAGAAGCTAGAGTATTTACACTAGAGGGTAATGATGACCCTAATATAACTTATACAGATAAGAATGGTATAAAGCATCAAAGAATGGCTAAAGACCCTAATGTAATACTAGGTACTCTCAAACAAGCTAGAGAAAACGAATATGGTAAAGCTATGCAAGCTAGAGATGAGGAATCTAATCAAGTAATGAAAACTCTAGTCAATGACTATGATTTTAAGAGGTGATTAATATGGCAGTAGCAGACCACTATTTAACTTATTGTAAGGGTACTATAGAGTCTATATCTCCGATAGAGCATATAAATACTATAGTAAAAGATAAAAACCTCAGAGAGGTTTCAGTTAATGGTAATATAATTAAGAAACTTACATTTAATGGTCAATTCTCTCATAATTTTCCTGTAACAGAGTTTTACTTATCAGATATACCTTATAAAGAGAATGTCAAACACTCATTAGAAATTAATGATATTACGTGGGATAATAAACTACAAATACCAGATTCACTAAGTTTTTGCTTATTCACTAAAGACAATGCTAATTATAAATACATAGGTGGATATGGAATAGATTTGACTAATTTAAAAGGTCAAGTATTTAAATGTACTACTCCAGAGTTTCCTACGGATAAAAACACTATATCCTTAGTACAAATAGGAGATAATACTATAGCATTTCTACATTGCTATATAAATAGCGAATTCTCTTATATAGTAGTTAAAGATGAGAATGTTGCACCACAAGCACCTGATATCAATCAAAAGAATATACAAGCTATTGATTCCTCTAATGTACTAGAGATATTAAAGCTATGGGATAGTGAAGGTGATGAATACATTATGAATGAACAGAATGTATATCAAATTAACCCTTTAACTTTATATCTACCTAATGTCAAAGAAGGAACTATAGTATACGTTGAATATAAGACTATGCCTCCACAACTAGTATTTAATGGCGGTAATAGTTCTACATTCCCACTTCCTCCAGAACTATATAAATTACTGTATGCCTTAGTAGCTCTAAAAGTAGTAAGGTCAATAGATGACTTTAAATCTATGGAAGGAGCAATATTAAATAACTATGCACTGGAATTACAGCAAGCAATGAACTCTAACTGGGCATTGAGTAATGAGATGGAGTCTACTTTACAATTTAAGAAAGGGTTTTATTAATGCTTATACCTTTTACTACAAGCAATATTAAGAGTGTCCAAACTGAGACATCTCCTGATGGTAAGAATAAGGTTACGACTACTATAGTTCAATATGAAATACCAGCAGAGTTAGCTAGCTTTGCTACTAATATTGAAGCTATATTAAACGTTAATAACAACATAGAGAATGTTAAGAAAGTCTCTGGTGCTATAGAGATATGCAATAAAATACTAGCTGAAATAGATACTTTAAAAGCAGTTAATGCTAATATGGAGACTATTAGACAAGTAAACGCTATGAAAGCCTCTATAGAGACTATTAAAGACAATCTAGATGTATTAAGAACTACTAATAATAATCTAGACCTATTAAAAGCTATCTATGCAGACAAAGAGATGTATAAGACACTCTATGGCTTTAGAGATGCTTATGTTAATGATTCAGAGAATATGCAAGTATTCAAAGACATCTATGCTAAGCTAGAGAAATTACTAGGAGTATATGACAAACTAGATGTAATATCTATAGTATATGACCATTTACTAGCTATAGAGATAGTAGCTCAAGGTATGTCTAATATCGTTACATTTAACAGCAATATAGAGACATATAAACAGCTAGTAGCATTAAAGAATGACTTATCTACGCTAGCTAGCAATATGGTCATAATCAAAGAAGCCTTAGAGAAATTAAATGACTTGCCTAGACTTACTAATGAACTAGAAGCTAAGCTTACTACTAAAATTACTCAAGCCTTAGCAGACATAGATTCTAAAGCTAAAGAAGTATTAAAGCAAATAGCTGATAGCTTTGTTAAATGGGAACTAGAACTTACTAAGATTCAAAAAGAGATTAGCGATTTCAAACTAGAGACCAAACAAGCATTAGATAATATCTCTACTCAGATACTACCTAGTGTTAATAAAAACAAAGACAACATTGCTAAGCTAGATACTAAGCTTAATAATGAGTTATTATTATTAAAGCAAGAGATTCTTAGTATTAAAGAGAAATATACAGGTCATCAGATTGTTAATAACATTACTTCTACTGAGACCACTACAGCTACAGAAACTAAAAATGTTACAGCTGATGTTAAAGCTACTGTAACAAGTACTAATAATAATACTACAACTAACAATATCACTAATCTAGGAAATGGAGAGGATATCTAAGATGAAAAAGCATATTTTTTATATTACTTATACACCTAAAGTTGAATACAATGGTACTATTCCTACAGACCCTAAGCAATTCAAAGACTTAGTAGAATCTATCTGGGATACAGATGGTAAAAAGATAGTAGAGAAGCTATTAGTTAGAAATATAGATACTAAAGTAGATTTCAGAGGTATTTATTACAATAAGAAGTTTAAGTTCATAGGCATAGTTCAACTACCTACTAAGAATGCTGATATAGAACATTATAAAGACTATATGACACTATATACCCTTAGTGGTACAGGTGGTGGTACTAGTGCAGATTTAACTCCTTTGAATACAGCTATAGAAGCTTTAAAGAAAGAATTAGCTGATTTAAAAGCTAAAGGGTTACAAGGAAGTATTACAGAGGAGAAAGTCAAAGAGTTAATTAATAATAGCACTATTGAAACTACTAAAATTATTGAAAGTCTAAAGAAAGATAACTCTACAGAGATTACTAAGTTACTGCAAGAGATACTTAATAATAAAGAGACTATTAAAGAGACTATTAAGAATATAGCAGAGATACAAAAACTAGAAAGAGAGTTTAATCAGAAACTTACTGAGACTAATAATAAAGTTACTACTCTAGAAAATAAGACTACAACTTTAGAGACTAAAACTCAAGCATTAGAAACTAAAGCTAATGGGATATTATCTAAAGAGGAACTATTAAAATTACTAGGAGATGCTAAAGTAAAGAACTCTGATAATCTAGGGGGTATTCCATCTAGTGGTTTTATTAGAAACTATATGAATAACTCTCTGACTGACCAAGACTTAAACTCTATAAATTATCCAGGATTCTTTTCACAAAAAGATAAAACTAAAGCTCTAGCAGCTAAGAATTATCCTAAGGATAATCTAATAGGTATTCTATTTGTAGGAAACTCTGTAAATCCTCAGCAAGTTTACTTTGCTAATGAAACTAATAAAATATATGTTAGAAGTAAAACAGCAGGCGATTGGACAGCTTGGACTAAAACTTCACTAGATTTTAACTCTATTAAACCTGAAATTGAAGCTTTAATTACTGAAAAAACTAATACAGTAATTGAAAGTAAACTAACTAATATAATCGCTAAAGATAGTGAAAAATTAGGTGGATTAGATAAGACTAAGTTTATTAGAGACTATATGACTGGTCAAAGCTCTATTAATACTAGGGATATTAATGACATTACTGAGCCAGGATTTTATTATATAGATTCTAACTCTTTAACACACACAGAAAATTACCCAGAAGGCTTTCTTTTTAGTGGTAATCATTCAGAATCTCTTTTAATAGTAAGTTTTATAAGCCAGCCAGCTCAATTTCTTATTACTGGTTATGGTAAGATGTATTTTCGCTATAAAGGTTTTATGGCAGGTACACTAATGTGGTATCCTTGGCAATATATGAATAAACCTGTAGACCAGCCTATTTTGACATTTGATACACGCCATACTTCAGTTAACAACATTTATCCTACTATTTTTAGACCTAATTCAGAAATTACTTTAACAGAAGCTGGTCAAACTATGTCTTTCAATAATGCAGTATTTTCTAATGAGGGAGTTAGTGGTATGATAATAGTTCATAATGCTAAGAATATCTCTGATTTTGCAGATGAATGTATCTGGGCTACTGAGAAACCTACTGAATTAAGAGATACTGAGTATTTTACATATATAGTATTACCAAATAATAAAATACTACTAGGTAGAGTATATTAAGGAGTCTTAGATGAATACTATGCTTATGGCTACTTACATACCAAAACAGCAAGAGACTCCATCTAGACTAATTACTGATATTTATCCTTATGGTTCTTTTGACCATAAGGAACATATACAGACTAATACTAATAGAGTCATTATGAGATATATGCCTTATAGTTATACTGGAATGTTAGAAGTAAGATTACGTCTTAATGAAAAGGAAGTTTTTATACCACATATTAGTGTTATTCTTGGAGAAGGTGGTACTAGTGTACCTACTACTAAAGATAATATAAAATATACAGTTAAGATTAGTAATTATAATGAGATTATAGTCTATGCAAATGATAATCCTATAATGTTTAAAGATGCTTCTAAAGAACTACAAGTATCTTATGCTAGTCCTTACTATATTGGTAAAGTTTCTATTCCTAATAATCCTATGAATCTTGATACTTATAAAAACTATATTCATAAATCAGAACTAGGAGGTATTTATTATCATCAAACTGGAGGAGAGTTCTTAAAAAATGAAGCTCATATTAAAGAAGGAACTTCAGCTACTGCTATATTATTTAAAGATACTTATGATAAAAATCAAGCTTTAAAAGGAGTTACAATAGCAGGTTGGACTAGTGCTACTAATCCATTAGTAGAGTTTCCTAAAGACATTAGTACTAAGACTATTCAATATATGAAAATACCTTTAGATATAAGTAAGTTTATTAAACTCCCTAGTCAAACTGAATATTCCTTTGTATTAGAATTAAAAGCTACTATAGGTTGGTATGACGAAAACTCAATGCTAACAGGTAATAAAGCCAATTTAACTAATACTAATGAGATTCACGGATATGCTTTAGTAATAGATAGTAAAATCTATGCTTCTATGATTCCTTATACTACTAAGTGGGAAAAGAAAGACTTTGATATTAATATAGAACATACACAACATTCTATGCTAGGATTAGCAATAAAAGTAGATAAAGATGGTTATAATTTGCTTATAGTAGATGAGCATATTAGAAGTCTAGAATCTCTGGAAGTAATTGCTCATAGTGATTATGATGGAGGTGGTGAATTAGATATATGTAATATTCTAAATAATGATGAAATACTATCAGCTTATCAAAAGGACTTAGAATGATACATAGACCTATTTTAAAGCCTTATAATAAACGACAATTTGAAGTAGCTGAGGATTATACTTTTGGTGATATAACTATCCCTAAAGGCTATCAGACTAATGGAGCTAATATACCTAGAGTATTCTGGAGTTTATTCCCTCCTAATAGTCCAGAGTATCTTAGTGCAGCTCTAATACACGATTATATGTATGACTTAGCTATGGGAACTTATGCTAACCCTTTAGGTGTTACATTTAAAGAAGCTGATAAAGTATTCTATGACAATCTATTAGAACTTAATGTTCCTAAATGGAAAGCTTGGTTATTCTATAAAAGTGTTAGACTATATTCTAAAATTAGGTGGTAGAAATGAAGTTTATAAGTAGTAAAGTAATTATAGTCTGCTTAGTATTGGCAATAGTATCCTTTGGAGTTAGTTTTTATAATCTAGGAACTAAAATAAAGTTATTAGAAGATGAAAATATGCAATATAAGCAAGTAATTCAAGATTACAATACTACTGTAGAGGATTTAAAAGTTGAGATTCTTAGAGTATCTAATATAGCTAATCATAATGCTAAAGTAGCTGCTAAATTAGATAACTCTAAGGCTAAGCAAGTAATTAAAGTTAAAGTAAAGAAAGAGGATAACTATGAAGTATCTAACGATATTAATCTTACTCGTGAGCTTGATAGGCTGTGGGAACAAACAATCAACAGTAAGTAAGCCAGTAGTAGTAACTTGTACTCCTATTAGTCTCAAAGAGTTTTACCCTACAAAGATTTCTAAGCCATCATTTGATAGTAATAAAGCCATACTAGATAGTTATGGAGAGTTATTAAAAAGCTATAGTATTAATACTAAAAAACTTCTTAATTTAATAAAATTAGTTAAGAATCAAAATGAACAATGTAGAGGTAATTAAATGGATGAGACTACTGTAGCCATACCTAATACAGACCCTAGTAGTCTCTTAACGTCTATAGTATCTAATGCTAAGGCTTTTGAGAGTCTAGGTATTACTGGAGTATTATTTACTCTAGTTGTAGCTCTAGGACTTATGTTAATATTTAAATTACGTAATGATACTAAGCTTACTAATATTGCTACACAGCTAAGTGCATTAGCTACAGCTACTAGTAATGCTAATGAGATGAATAAAGAGCTTAATTCATCTAATATGAAGTTTATAGAGCATTACTTAGAGACTATCAAGCAAGCATTAGATAAGCTAGAAAGCTATATCTTAGATATAAAAGAGAGACATAACTAATGGAAATTGCTAAGATATTACAAATAGTCAGTGTTACTATAATAGTAGGTCTAAGTACATATGCTTACTATCTATCATCTAAGCTAGACCAAACTAAATATGAACTAGCTAATAAGATAATAGAGATGAATCTATGTAAAGCAGATAAGCAAACAGCTGAAGCTAAGATAGAGTTACAAAATACTCAAATTAAAGCTCTAGCTATTAAGCCTTTAGATGAAAAAGAACTAAAAAAGCATATTAAAGTACTAGAGAAAGTAGAAGTTCCTAAAGAAAATACTGATTCTAAGAAAGTAGAATACTATGAAAATCTCTTTGATAATATGTAGTGCTATATTGCTTATAGGCTGTTCTAAGGAACCTATAGTTAGAACTGAATATAAGACAGTAAATGTTCCAGTCAAATGCACTGAAGCTATGCCTAGTAAACCTAGATATATCAAAGGCAATTTAAAGAGTGCTAGAGATTTAATGGCTTACTATAAGAAATGTGAGTTAATATTAATAAATTGTATAAAGGATAACTAATGCTAATGAGTATAACTAGATTTAAAGAAATAGAGGATAGAACTATAGGTAAGTTTACAATTACAGAGAATGGAGAGTTATTTCTTAGTGGATATACTTGTGAACCAGCAGGGCCTGATACTATTCTAAGTGGTAAAGATAAAAGAATACCACAAGGAGAATATACTATCACTTGGCATAATAGCCCTAGATTTAATAGATTACTTCCATTAATATCTAACTCTCAAGTACCTGCTACTAGATGTATATTAATACATTCAGGCAATACTGGAAAGAATACTGAAGGATGTATTCTAGTAGGTAAGACTTATGATAATAATGGAGTATGGAGTTCTAGAGAGACACTAAATGCTTTAATAGAGATATTTCAAAAAGCTAAAGATATTAAACTAGTAATAACTAATCAGATAGGATAGACAGATGATAGCAAATGAGGAAAAAGCTCTTAGAATATTCAAAGCTGATTTTGTATCTGCTCAGAATGCTAAAAAAGAGATAGAAGCTAAAATGGAGGAATGGAGAGATAGATATAATGGTAAGCCATACGGAAATGAAACTAAAGATGGCTCTAGGTCTAAAATAGTATCTAGAGATATTAAAAAACAATCTGAATGGCAACACGCTGAACTATTAGACCCTTTTGTATCTACTCCCGATATTATTCAAGCTAATCCTAATAGCTATGAGGATGCAGAAATAGCACCTAGAATAGGTTTACTACTTAACACTCAATTTTGCTTGCAATTTAATAGATATAATTTTATGGCTAAAGCTCTTAAAGTCCTAGATGTAGAAGGAACTTGTGTAGTTAGATTAGGTTGGGAATATGAGGAAAAGGAAGTAGTAGATTTAGTCTATGATGAAGTTCCTAATCCTCAATTACAGCAATTAAAATTAATCATCCAACAAGCTCTAGAGCAAGGAGACCAACAGACTGCTATAGAACTACAACAGCAAGGACAGCAATTACCCCCTACTATAAAGCAATCTAGACAAGTTAAAAGAGTAAAGCCTATTAAAAATCATCCTACAGCTACAGTATGTAGAAATGATGATATATTCATAGACCCTACTTGTATGGATGACTTTGAAAATTGTCAATTTATAATTCATAGATATGAAACAGATTTAAGTCATCTAAAGAAAGCTGGTATCTATAAAAATCTAGAGGAGATTAAAATTAAACTAGATAGCTCTAATATAGATGGAGTATATGATGATTATAAAAGACCTGATAGATATCTATTTAACTTTGAGGATAAAACTAGACGTAAGCTATTAGTCTATGAATATTGGGGATTCTATGACATTAATAATGATGGTATTAATGAACCTATAGTATGTACTTGGGTAGGTGATACTATTATTAGATTTGAGGAGAATCCATATCCTGATAAGAAGCTTCCATTCGTAGTTACTCCATTTACTCCTATTCCTTTTCAAATGTATGGTGAATCTAATGCTGAATTATTAGATGATATACAAAAAGTTAAAACTGCTATTTATAGAGGATTTGTAGATAATATGGCATTAAGTAATAATGCTCAGAAAGGTATTAGACAAGGAGTACTAGACCAAGCTAACAGAATTAAGTTCTTAGCTGGTAAAAACTTTACTTTTGCAGCTAATGGTAATCCAGCTGTAGACTTCTATGAAGGTCATTTTAATGAATTACCTGGAAGTATCTTTAATATGCTTCAATTACTATCTAATGAAGCTGAGAGTATTACTGGAGTTAAATCTTTTAATCAAGGCTTAAATAGCAATACTCTAGGAGGTACAGCTACAGGTATACAAGGAGTACTCACTAGTGCTAGTACTCGTAGATTGAATATAGTTAGAAATATCTCTGAAAACTTAGTAAAACCTATATTACGTAAATGGCTAGCATATGATGCAGAGTTTTTAGATGAGGAAACTCAGATTAGAATAACTAATGATGAGTTCTTATGGCTTAAGAGAGATGACTTAGGAGCTAATATAGACATAGTATTATCTATCTCTACAGCTGATGACAATCAATCTAAAGCTAATAGCCTTACTATGATGTTACAGACTACAGCTCAATCATTACCATTTGAAATTACTAAGCCTTTACTAATTCAAATGGCTCAATTATATAGAATGCCAGACCTAGCTAAAGCAATAGCAGAATATACTCCTCAACCTCCTCAACCAACTCCTGAGGAACAGCAGATGACTCAACTACAGCTAGAGGGTATGCAAGCAGAGAATGCTCTAACTATGTCTAAAGTAGATAAGAATCAGGTAGATAATGAATATAAGCAAGCTAGAACAGAGAGTGAAAAAGCTAAAGCAGCTAATATAGCTTCTAAGACAGATAAGCAAGACTTAGATTATTTACACGATTACTATCAAACTAAAGCTAAAAATGAAGCAGATAAGCAAGCTAGACAGCAGAAGTTTGATATTGATAAAGAAACTTTAAAACTATTAGAAAACTCTAATAGGAAGTATTTATAAGCTTAAAGCTTATGTTATACTTAAATAACTTTATACAAGGAGAGATATATGAATGATGAACTCTTAGATGAGTTAGAAAATGCTGATTTAGTTACAGGAGATAACTCTTATAACGTAAAGCTAGCTAAAGCTCTAGCAAGACTAGAGAATAACAAAGACTTTCAGCTAGTTATTCTAGATGGCTTTATGCAAGAAAAAGTGGTCTCTATGGCTATGCAATTATCCATTCCAGGAGCTGATAAAGGTACTATTATGGAGTATCTAATAGCCGCTAATAAACTAAGAGACTATTTCATCGCTATTAAAAATCTAGCTGGTGAAATTGACGATGAAACTAAGGATTAATTATGGCAGAGGATATTAAGAAAGAACTAACCGATGAGGATGTATATAATATGTCTGAAGAGGAGTTCAATAAGTTTCTACAAGATGATTTAGATAAGCTAAATACCACTGAAGTAGCTGATGAACCTAAAGAACAACCTACAGAGGAAGTTACTGAAACTTCTACTGAGGAAGTAGCTAAAACCGATGAAAATCAAGAACCTGTAGAACAACCAAAAGAGGAAACACCTGTAGAAACTACAGATAATGCTTCTAATGACGAATCTACAAGTAACGATAATAAACAAGAAGAAACTCCTGAGACTTATACCATTAGGGCTAACAAGCAAGACTATACACTTACACTAGATGAAATCAAGAATCTAGCAAGTAAAGGTATAGACTATACTAAAAAGACTCAGCAGTTTAAAGAGTATCTACCTGTCTTAGATGCACTAAAACAGCAAGGGATTAAACCTGAATCCATTAATGTCTTAATAGACGTTGCTAAAGGCAATAAAGAAGCTATTAAGAGCATTATTAAAGCTAATAATATAGACCCTATGGATTTAGATGATTCTATGTCTGTTGCAGATGATGATGGTAAGGAATCAAAACCTTATGCTCCACAAGAGTATAGACCTAACTATGCTAAGCAGGAACTAGATGAAGTTGTTGCTAGACTCTCACAAGAGCCTGAGTATTATAAACAGACTATTTCTGTAGTTAGTAGTTTAGATGATGTCTCTAAAGATTTTCTGCAAAATAATCCTGCTGCTATTGAAGGCTTGCAGAATGATATTAAATCTGGAGAATATGCTAAGACTATGACTTATGCTAATACACTAGCAGTTAGAGATAATTTCTCTAAGCCTGTACTAGAGTATTACATTAATGCAGCTAGAGAATTAGCTATGAATAATATTCAAAAAGCAGCTAATACTAAAGAACAAGATATCGCTAGAGAACGACAAAGAGTAGAAAATAGAAATAAAGTAGTAGCTTCTAATCCAGTAGCTACACCTCCTGCTAAAGACCTAGTAGGTAAAGATGCAGAGGATGCTATATTTTCAATGTCTACTGAGGAGTTCCAGAAGTATCTTGAAAGCATTAAATAATAAAAGGATTTAATTATGGCTAATCCATACAAATATCAAGACGGTAACCCTTCAACCCACGGTAATCAGATGATTCTAGCAGCTGCTAATAGAGCAGGTATTGAGGCTGCTAAAGCTCATATGATTTATAGACAATTTGCTGATAGAAAGTTTACTCTACCTCAGCGAAATGGTAAGATTTATAAAATTACTAAATATCAGAATATGTATGATAGAGCTCTAGGTACTCCAGAGTTTCTAGCTAAAGGCTTTATGCAAGGTAGAGACATAGCTGATGTTCAGACAGCTACTACAGGAGCAATACTACCTGAAGGAGCTGGACGACAAAATCTAGTAGATACTAGTGTTAAAGTCCTAGAGACTACTATGAAACGCTATGGTGAGATGATTGAATATACTGATGAACTAGACCTATTCTCAGATAATATGAGTTCAATCAGACTACGACAGCAAATGGGAGATAGAGCAGCTAGTCTTTATGAGGACTTGCTACAACTAGACTTATTAGCTACTACTAATGTAATGTATCCATCTCTAGCATCTAGTGTTGCTACTATGGGAACAGGTCTAGTAGCTGATGGTAGTCTAGATAATAACTATCGAGCTAGTTATGACTTCTTTAAACGATGCGTAGTTAAGCTAAAAGCTAATAGAGCTAAGAAATCCACTTCTGCTATTAATGCTACTACAGGTATTGGTACAGTTCCTATTGATGCTAGTTATTACTGTGTAATTCCAGCAGCAGTTCATTATGACCTAGATTGCTTATCTAAGACATCTACTGATGCTAAAGTATCTAAGTTTGCCTTTGTTCCTGTAGTAGAATATCCATCTACTAAAGGTGCTATTGAAGGTGAAGTAGGTGCTATGGGAGAAGTTAGATTTATTGAAGCTGAGCAAGCTGTAGTATACAGAGGACAAGGAGCAGAAGTTCCAGCATCTTATGCAGGTCATCTATCTAAATCTCAAAAAGGTGGTAAAGACCACTTTGATGTATTCCCAGTTCTATTCCCTACTAAAGATAGCTTTGCTACTGTAGGTCTAGAAGGTAAAGATGGTATTAACTTTATTGTTAAATCTCCTAAAGAGGATGTCAATAGAGCTAATAACCCTTATGGTACTCAAGGATTTACTTCTTATAACTTCTTTTATGCAACTCTTATTATTCGAGAGGAAGCATTACTTAAAGGTTATTTGCTTGCTACAGCAATCGATTAATCTACTTTGGGGAGTTAATTCTCCCCTATATCTTTATAGAAAGGCTTAACTTATGGCTAATCCAATGAAAAAAACTATAGATGAAAATACTACTAGTCCTTTAGTAATTCAATCAGTTCCTAATACTGTAGAAACTAATCTACCTAGTGATACTATTAATAGACTAAAAGAGGCAGCTCTAAAGAAATATAAAGTAACTGTAACTAATAATGACCCTAAAGAAAGTGCTAATTTGACTAGTGTATATGTATCAGTTGCTAATGCTTTCTTTACTAAGTCTTATGTACTTCCATTTGGCATTCCAGTAAATGGAGTAGAGCAATGTGTTATTGATAATCTAAAAGAGATTACATTCCCTTTTACTACTGAAAGTGATGTAAATCCAGGTCTTAGTAAAACTACTATGAGACCTAAATATACTGTAGTAGTAGAACCTTATGTAGAGGAGTAATCTATGGCTACTGGTTGTCTAGATTGTAAGGCTCTAACTACTGATTTAGACAATCTGTCATTAGAGCTAGAATTACCTCAAAAAGATGATTTAAAGATTGACTTAGATGTAGGTGATTTAACTGATGGTTCTTTGCAAGAAGTTAATCATTATGGTAGAAACCTATTAGAATGGAAAGGCTCTAAGATATTAGACAAACTCTGCGAAGTAATGTCTGAGAATCTTAGAGCTCAATATGATAATGGTAGAATAGTCAATAAAGACTATGCTGATGTATACTCACAATCCTTAGCAGTTACACTTCAACAAGCTGTTACATTTATAACTACTAAAGCACAAGTAGAAGCTTCATTAAAGACTCAATGGTGGGTTCAACTAGCTAATATTAAGATGCAATACTTACAATTAAAAGTAGATTTGTTAATTAAGATAGCTGAACTTAAAATGAAATGTTGTCTAACTCAAGCTCAAATAGCACAAACTGAAGCTCAAGCTAGACTACTGGATAGACAACTACTAGGTTTTGATGATAATATGTATATTATAGAATATCAACTACAAGCTTTCTCTATGATTTATTCTAGTGGTATGCTAGATGATGGAGCATTACCTACTCCATTGAATAATGCAGAATTATCTAATGTCTATAAAATTTACAAAGATAGAATAACTGCAGTAACCCCTAAATTACTAGCAGATGAAAAGATAAATGCTGCTAACTCATTATATCTCCCTTAATAAGGAGATATAATGGGATTCTTTAAAAAGAAAAAGACCTATGATGAATATATCCATCAATTAATGTATGGGCCTACAGAATGGTATACTAAAAGAGATTATGGTAAATCAGGTAAGAAGTTCTATGCAGGTACTATACAAGCTAATAGAAAGCTGATATATGACAAATCGGCTAAAATGTCTAATTATGATGCTATTAAAGATTTAATTACTACTTATAATACATATCACGAAATGCCTTTTGTCAGAAAGAAACTTCAAGGTTGGAATAAAACTCTAGTTACTAGAAAGACAGAACTACAACTAGATAAATTACTAGCTACTATACCTGATTTTAAAAGTCTGATAAGCTATGAACAAGGAACTGAGTATAAACTATTTCCTGAATATATGCTAAAGCAGATATTCCCTAGCTATGATTATGATACTAGTACTTTTACATTTAATAATGACTTATATACATATAAATATGATGCTGATATAAATACTGCTGCTATAATTGCAGATAGTTATATAAAGCCTTCTAATGCTAAAGAGTTTACTTCTACAGTAAAATGCTATGTAGATAATGCTATTACTAGAGATAAAGCTATAACACTTTCTATAGACCCTAGTATAACTGCTAATGTCAAAGAAATTAAAGTAAGTTATTATATCTATGACCCAGATAAGAAACTAACAGAGACTATATTAACTGATTGTCCTATAGATGGTAAAGTATCTATTCCACTAGATAAAACTTTAGTAGAGGATACTATTATATCTATAGAGGTTACTGAAGTAATTACCGACCCTATAACTCATCAAGAAACTAGAAATATCTATACAGATACTTCACTTCCTATAGTATTTAGATATCCTATCCCTTCTAGACGGAATTATTCAGACTTTAACTTCTATTTTAATCCGAATACTAAATTAGACGAATTAGTAAAGAAAGCTGTATATGATAACTTTCAAGCTACTTTTCATATAGACCCTTATGATAATACTAATAATGTCATAGAGGAGGAAAGAACTAGTATAGAAATACAACCTAATGACCCTAAATATGAAACTAGACCTAATGAAGTAAAAGTAGAGATAGTATCTAAGTTTACTTGGAAAGACCATACTAAAACAGTAACTCAAACTACTAAGGTATGGAATCCTGTAAAGAAAAAATACGAGGATAAGACTATATCTTATCAAGAGAATATAATTGAAGTCTTAATTACTGATATGTGGATAGATAAAAGACTATTTCTACTAGATTCTATAACTGATAAATTAGAATGGTACTTTATAGCTTATTACAACACTTCTGGTAAACGTTCTATCTATACCCTTAGGGATATATCATCTGTCAATACAAATGGCTCTAAACCTACTGTATTGACTGCTGCTGTTAGAGTATTAGCAAATGGAGGATTAGCTGGAGGTAAAAGAGGAGATATAAATCTACAAAAGACTAAGCGTAAAAACAAGAACTATCGCAGGATACCTAAAAAGTATAAGCCATTATTATATGAAGCCCTCAGGAATAATAAAGATAGCGATATAAAAGATGCTTGGGTAACTTCTTGTATAAACTTTCAACCTTATTTGAAAGCTTCTACTAGAATAGATAAGTATTATATTAAGTATCTACAGACTATGTTTAAGTTCTTTGATAAAGAGTTTAATTGCTTTGGAAAGTCTTTTAAGAATAATTCAGGACAAGTATATTATCTATCAGGGAATTATGCAGATAGATGGGAAGTTAGTCCTTGTGCTTATAGGCTTAGAGGAGTAAAGAAAATCATATCTAGGAATACTCTACCATCTAGATTATGCTTTCTAGGTGAGGAATTAGATAATCCTAATCACTTATGTCTTTACTGCTTTGTTCCTAATTATATAGAGGATGATGGAACTAGTCAGATTAGAAAGTTTAATACTATTACTCAATATATTCTAGATTTAACTTACTGGTATGGAAATTATAATTTTAATGATGGTAAATCTACAGACTGGACTATTAGAATAGCTAAGTATTCTAAGATACCTAAAATCATATGGGGTAGTTCGGGATATAAGAGACATTTTAGGAGACATCACGATGACGATGATGATGATTATTCAGTAACCCCTAGTATAAATCTAGGAGAATATAAAGAATCTCCTAAGACACCTCTTAATGGTAATGCTACATATAATCAAGCTATTACTATTCCTGCTGGAAATAACTATAAAAGAGAAGTTTTAGAGTATATGTGGGATAAGAATAATAGCTTTGTAACAGGACATTATACAGGTTCTTATGCATATGATAGTGGAGGTAATAGAGATAAAACTTTTCATATGCCTTATCCTATATTAGCTAGCTCAGTAAATAACTTCGAGTCTTATATAAATAATCAGACTGCTAGATGTACTGAAATGCTTGGTAACAACTCTTTGACTTTCAAATGGTTATCTAGTGGAGTAGAATTATCAGAAGCTGATAAAGCTAGTATTATTGCATTTACTAAAACTAGAGTTAGCATTAGAGATAGAAAAGGAAATACTATCATTCCTATGACTGATTTAAATATCAGATATAGAGAGAAAGTCATTAGAAAGACTAGATATATAGATATAACTAGTGATACTACTGGAGTAATAAACTATGGAGATAAGAAAGAAGGCTTAGTAGCTAATTCTTTACCTAAGAACTATACCGAATCTACATACTGGGTAAATTATTTTAATAATACTAATATATTTGAACTTTATAATGGACAATCTGCTCTACTAGAATATATGGGGTCTAATGGACACGATAAGAAAACTATATTCTTTACTAGTCATAATTTTGGAGGAAGTGTAGAGACTAGATTTAGCTATGTAGAATTAATTAGAATAGACTATATCTATAAGTATAGAGTAAATGGAGTAGTTATTGAAGGTAGTGATGAAAAATGGCTTAACTATAATTCTTGGGAGTTTAAAGGTATAGTAGAGCCTAGTTTTACTCCTCCTATGCCTTGGAGAATGTGGGTAAGAGTACCTCTATATATTCAAGAAGCAGTATTAACTAGTATATTATTCTTAGGATTTAGAATAGAGTTTCAAGTTAAAAAAGCTACTACTTTATTTAAAGTCATAGGTATAGTAGTTACTGTAGTAGGTATAGTCTTAATAGTAGTTGGAGCATTAACTTCTTGGTCAGGCTTTGGTATACCTCTAATGACTTGGGGTAAAGTAATACTAGGTATAGGTTTGTCTATGATGGGAGCAGCTTATGGTAAAGCATTCTTATCTTATCTAGGTATGGCTTTTTCATTATGGGGAGGCTATGGAATGATACAAGCAACATCAGCAGCTAATATAGCAGCTGGAGCTAGTGTAGGATTAGAAACAGCTAAGAGTGTTTTATCTACAGCTTCATTAGTATATTCTACAGCTAATAATGCTTATAAACTAGCTACTCAAAGCAAAGCTCAAGCTAAACTAGAAAGACAGCAGAAAGAACAAGAGGAAAGAGATAGATTAAAGAATGACAGAGAGTTTCAAGAAAGCTTAGATGAGGTAAACCTAGCAGACTATGATATACCTAAGAGCATTGACGAACAGCTAGATTTATATTACTTCATAGCTTATGGTGGTCTAATGTATGACTATAATACTGTAGAGCAAATAGCATATCACTCAGCTGAACAGCCTATAATGAGTGAGACATTTGACAGATTTAAATAAGGAGAATACTTATGTTTTGGGATAACTTCTTAAGTGGATTACAATCAGTTGGTAATTCATTATTTGGTGCAGGAACTTTTGGTAATGCAGCTAATCAAGTAGGAACTACAGCAGCTAATCAAGTTAATAATCAAGCTCTGCAAGGTTTATTAAATCTAGGTTCTACAGCAGCAGGAACAGCTAATAATGCTGGTTTAGCTGCTAGTCTAGCACAAGCTGCTCAAGCTGGTAATCAAGTAGCTACTAATGGAACTAATGTGGCTCAAGGTTTAACTCAGCAAGCTACACAACCTAGTGGTGGAGGATTAATGAATAAAGTCTTAGCTCCTACTATGGATATGTATACAGCTTGGAATGCTTATAAGCAAAATATGAAACAAGCTAAGTATGGTCTAGCTGAAAGACAGAGAGAGGATACTTTCAAATGGCAAGAAAGAGATAGGTCAGCTAGAAATAGAGCTAATACTACAGCTAATTACTTTACTAATGGACAAGTAATCTAAGGAGTCTAATATGGCAGATTTAAATATAGGTGGAACTAGTGCTTTTCTAGGACCAGCTGTTAATACTCAAATAAATCAGACTAATGCTCAAGGTACTGATTTTACTAAGACTATGCTACAGGCATTACAAGGTGCAGCTATAGCAGATGAAAATACTAGAAAGAATGACTTAGCTCCTGCTGAATTATTAGCAGCTAATACAGAGGCTAGTGAAAAAGCATACCAATATGGACAAAATTTAGCAGCAGACCAATTAGTGAAAGCTATAGGTTTAGAGAATGCTGCATTAAATCCTAATATTGGACTATATGCTAGAACTAAATTAAATGATGCTACAAAGAACTTTCAAAATATTAGAAATACTAATAGAGATTTTAATGAAGTAGCTGATTATGCTAAAACATACGGACATACTCCAGCTATAGATGCTATTCTTATTAATCGAGAAAATGCTAAAAGAGGTCTAGCTGAAAGAGATATAGAATTAGCGAGACTAAGAGGCGATTCTAATAGTAATCCTACAACAGCTACTAGTACTAGTCTTACAATCAAAGGAGGTTATTCTGGTGATTTAAGAGTTCCTTCTTATATCAATCCAATAGATGGAAGTACTGATTTTACTAAGATTGGTTCAATAATGTCAGGTAATAATCCTGCTGCTAATCAGCAAATGAATAGTGCTCTAGCTCCTACAGGTAATGATACTGCTACACAGAATGCTTCAGCTAGTCCTAGACTCAACGGCATTAGTGCAGCAGGTAGAGCAGCTGATGGGTTAAGTAAAATACAAACTACTACTTCTACAGGTAAGTGTGCTACTTCAGTAAGAGAGAATCTAGAAAGAGCTGGATATAGACTTCCTGTAGGTAAAGATAGAACTAGTGCTTATATGTATGCTGATAATGGTCTACTAGAGGATATGGGATTTCAACGTATAGATAATGCCTACTCTCAGAATCCATTAAAAGGTGATATAGTAGTCTTTGGTAAAACTGATAAACATCCTGATGGACATATAGCTATGTTTGATGGTAATAACTGGGTTAGTGATTTTAGACAAAGAGGTATTAATCCATATATAGATAAAAAGTCAGCAGGACAAATGTCATATTTTAGAGACCCTAGAGCAATAGATGATAATCCTGATTTTGCTAAGTTTCAACAAAATGCTATGAATCCTATCAATCAATTTAAACAAGCTCTAGGATTAAATCCAGAGCCTACAGCAAGTGAGAGAGCTACAGATAGTACTAACATACCTTCTTACTCTCAGAATGGTTTAGACGCTAAGGAAATGGCTTCTAAAGCACTATCTACAAATCAGTCTAAAGCTGTTAGTTTTAACAACTCTTTAAGCGTAGAGACAGAAAAGAATCCTGAGACTGGTTTACCTATGAATGATATAGCTGGTAATCAACTAAGTAACGCTATTCAACAGACTAGTCAGCTTAAAGGACAAAATCTCTTTATTTCTGAGGATGATAAATCTCAAGGTAATAAAATTATGGTAAATCTAGGAGATAAAATAGGGGTATTTGATAATACTCCTGATGGACTAAATCAAGCTGAACAGATGAAAGCTAATGTAGGTATAGGTAGACCATCTATGATAGAGGCTATTACTACTAAAGGTCAAATGTCTTATGGTAAAGAACCTATGCAGACTTATGAGGATTATGTTAATCAGAATATAAGTGAGAATCCTGCATTATATGGAAGTGATATACACGTATCTAAAGCTATCATAGATAAAAGTAATCTAGACAGCATAGCAAGTATAACAGGCTTACCTATAGTTCAATATGATGATAATGGAAATCCTCTAGAGGATAGTATAGCTTATCCACCTAATATGTCTAATAGACTAGCTAGTGTAGGTAATACTGATATAACTAAAGTAAAAAACTCTAATGATGCTTTTACTAAGCTTATGGATTTCTATAAGAAAAAAGGTGTAGATAGTACTTATTTTGAGCAAACTAAAGATAGTCGTATAGAAACTGATAAAAATGGTAATGTGATATTCAAAGACCCTAAACATCCTACACCTCAAGAGTTAGAATATGATAAATGGGCTAAAGGAGAGGATAGTCTAATAAGACCTTTAGCTGCTGGAACTAATGCTTTAATACAAACTACTAAATCTATAGCACCTACTAAAGATGATGGTGGAAATATAAAAAAGCAGAACTCTTTAGTTCAAGAGGATTTAGCTAAAGGAGAAACTGAGAAATTAGTATTAGCTGGTTTAACTTTGCACGCATTAGGATTGGATGATGCTAAAGGGATACCTGCTGAAGGTATGGATATGCTCTATAGAGTAATGACAGGTAATATGACACCTACTGATGCTTTAGCTTCAGGTAAACTAGGTAAGTTCAAAGATGCTAAAGCTCAAGAGATAGTTAAAGTATTACCTAAAATCTATAATGAACTTAAGAACAAAGTAGCTAGTGAGGATGGGTTTATCTTTAGTAATTCAGGTTCTAGAAATGAAGGAATGATACCAGCATTTATAGACGAGAATGGAAACTTTAAAATCAATAGATATAAAACTAATTCAGAATCTGATAAAGCTAATGCTTTAGCACACGGAGTACCTGTTAATGACTCCTCTAAGTTTGTAGCTTTAGTTCCAGGTCAATTAGGCTATCAAGCTGAAAAGTTCATTAGAGATTTGACAGATAAATATGCTAAAGATTCTTTTGCTAAATCTACTCATCAAAGAAAGTATATCTCAGATAAAGAAAGAGAAAGAATGAAACAAGATGATGCTCAATTCTTACTAGATAATAATGGAGATACTTATGATTGGTTAGCTACAACAGGAATGAGTAGAGATGAATACTTAGAGAGTATGAAACGTTAGTTGTGTATTAAATACATTCTTATTCTTTCACTATAATACTGCTAAACTTAAACTAATTTAAGGATAGCAGTATGTATAATGAAAATGATGAAACTCAGCAAGAGTATAACAAACCCACTTCTAAAAATATAGATAGCAGTATCTCTTTAATGAATGCTCTATCTACAGATTTTAAACAAAATGGAGGAGTACCTCAGCAACTAGAGAACTCTACAGTTAGAAACTTCTTTAACCCTAGTTATGCTCCTATATTCAAACCAGCTAATCAAGTTAAAGCAGAGAATGCTACTGATGCTGTAAAAAGAAAAGAGGAAAGTCTAGGTATTATATCCACTCCAGAGGATGATGCAGCAGCTAGAATAGCAGCAGATGCTACATATGCTCCTAAGTATCAGCAACTAGAATTAAATGAACAAAGACTAGATTTAATCTCTCAAAAGAATAAACAAGATTTAGACAATGCAGAGCATATGAATAAACTAAAGCTACTAGATGCTTTAAGTCCTCAAGCTTTAGCTGATATAGGCTACGGAAGTAAAGGTAGTTATTCTATGTCTCCAGAGGAAAGAGCTGCATATGTTAGAAAGATGACAGCTGACCCTTATAAACAAGCTATGCAACTAGCTGAAATAAAAGCTACAGATGATAGACTTAAAGCAGCTAGAGGTCTTACTATTATCAATGACTTAAATGATAGATTTAAGATAGAACAACAAAGAGAAGCTCTTAATGATGAGAAAGATAAGCTTACTACTGATTTAGTTTCTCTAGCTTCGTATAATAACTATATGAAACGTATCAATCCTGCTGATACTTCTACTACTTTTGAAACAGGTAATCCTCTAGAGAAAAATCCTGACTATTCTATTACTGCTAATATTGCAGACCAATGGGGAGAGTTTTATAGAGATACTCTAGGTGTAGGACAACTAGCTAGTGAAGGAGCTAGTGATTTAGCTAAGCTAGCTGTTAGAAAAGCTCAGAATTGGAATAAACCTGTATCTGATATAGCTACAGAAGTTTTACAAGAGGATTATGAGCTTAATAAACAGAGACAAGCAGGTAAATCTACAGGTCATCCTATAGATGACTTACTAGCTGGAGCTATTAGAAGCTCAGGACAAGCTGCTAAAGATAGAAATGCCGTTAATAGATTTACTACTGATTTAATGAAAGCTGATTATGATGCTTCTAATGGAGCATTATCTACTGTTAAAAATATAGGAGGAGATTTACTAGGAGCTTCAGGACAATTCATAGCTGGTTCAGCTCCTGAAGTACTTAGTGCTTTAGTTCCTGGAGGACTAGTAAATAAAGCTACAGAAAAAGCTGCTGCTAAATATGGTGAAAAGATAGCTATGGAAGCAGCTGGTAAAGATTTAGTTAATGCTACTAGAACTACTACAGAAGCTTTAGAAAAACTCAAATCTACAGCTCCTAAAGCTATGACTGATAAAGTAACAGCTGAAGTTCCTAAGAGAAATGAACTCTTTAAAGCTATGCAAGATAAGTTTAATCAAGACTTCAGAGCTATTAAAGAGTCTACTGATTTAACTAGAAAAGAGAAACTAGAGAAACTTCAGGCTCTAAGGAAAAATAGAGATATAAAACTAGCTAGTGCAGAGAATAATAATCTACTTAAAGCTTATGCTAAAGCTACAGATGCTGAGAAAGCTAGAATGCTATCTGAATATAAGCAATCTCTGAAAGAAAATGGCTTTAAAGAAGCTAATGCAGCAGCATTTAGAACTGAATATGCAGCTAATAAAGCTCTAAAAACTAATGCTATATCTAAAGTAGAGGAAGCTAATAAGAAACTAGCTGATACTATGGAAAAATATCATATAGACCCTACTACTCAAACTATCTCTGATAAAGGTAAAGAACTATTAGGTAAAGAGTTTGCAGCAGAGTTTCAAGCTAATAGTAAAAGATATAGTCCTTTAGCTAATGCCTTTAGAACTCTTACCCCTACTGCTGTAGTAGTAGCTGAAAGAAATGCTAGACAAGCTATGGCTAATAGATTAGGTATAGATGAAAGAGACTTAGTTCAAGTAGTAGATAGCGGAGACTTTATCTCTAATATGCCATTAGCTTATGTCTATTCAGCTTTAAATACTTTAGAGGCTACTAACCTACTAGAAGGAGCTTTTAAAGGTGCAGGACTTAAAGATATATTTAGTACCACTAAGAAGTTTCTTACAGGTGTAGATGATACTGCTATAGCTGCTACGAAGCAAGCTACTAAAGAAGCAGCTTCTAAGACTATGAAAGAAAGAGCAACTGAGCTAGCTACTAGACTTAAAGATAAACCATTAAAAGAAGTTAGAGATATAACTACTAAAATGTTTGGTCTAGCTTCTAAGACTTTGAAAAGTACTGCTAAAGTAGCAGGTAAAAGAGGTTTATATGGTTTTGCTAATGAAGGAACTGCTGAGTTCTTACAAGAATATTCAGAGCAATTACAGCAAAATGGCTTTAATCTACAAGAGATATTAAATCCTCAGACATTTGAGCAAGCTAAAGAAGCAGGATTAATAGGAGGTCTTACTGGAGGAACTACAGGTACTCTTAGTACTGGAAGTCATCTAGTTAGAAATGTCTATGATAAAGGCATTAAACCTTTAGCTACTTCTCTTAAAGATAAATGGCTAGAGTATAAAGAAGCTAAAGCAGACGAAAAGACTGAAGCTACTAGAACTACGACTAACTATGAAGCTTCACATAATGAGAATGGCTCTGTTATAGCTAATACCATTAGTCCAGCTAAAGCAATTGAGGATAGTCTAAATACTAATCTAAATAATAATACTATTAAGAAAACAGCTTCAGAAGCTCAAATAAGACAAGCTAAGAAAAATCAAGACTTCTTTGATAATGATAAACCTAAGACTAAAGCAGATATAGATAGACATACTGATGACTTAATGCAAGAGTATAAATATGCTCCAGAAAAAAGACCAGAAGTAAGAGATGCTGTAGTAAATACTGCTGTAGCTAGAAATGCTGTAGATTATACTGCTGATGAATTAAAAGATATGGGAGCTAATGATGAAACTATAGCTAGATATGGTAATATCAATCTACAATTACAAAATACTCTTGCTGATAATTATAAAGTTATGGACATAACTAAAGATTGGAATATATCTACTAATAAACTTACAGAGATACAAGATTTTTTACCTACTCTAGACAAGCTAGATAAAGATACTTTCAAAGACCTTACTAATGAACAGAAAGCTTTAGTATTAGATGTATTAAATAATAAAGCTGTAAAAGTTAAACCTGAGAATATCACAGGTAGAGTATATACTCCATCATTCTCTACTGATGAGAATCCTGTAAAACTTAATGTAGAGCATAAGCTTACAGATACTGGAGATTTAGACTTATCAGACTTTGCTGAAAGAGCTAAGAACTTAAATAAAGCCTTTAATTATAATGCTGATACAAATAAGAAAATTACTAGTACTGATGCTTATTATGGTTTAAATGAATTAAGCTTCTTACTTACTAATGCTAATAGTAATAATATAGCTACTAAAGAGGAGGATATCGCTTCTGAAAGTAATAACTCACTTCTTAAGTCTTTACATAATATAGGTACAGCTATAGGTAAAGGAGAAGTAAATAAGCTAGAAGGTAATGATAGACAAGTCTTAGAAGGTCTAAAGCAACTAATTAAAGATGGAGCTATCAAGAATAAAGAGAATCAAGTAGTTAGTCTAGGTAGTGCAGAGAAACTACTAGATGAAGTAGATAAATATGCTAAAGTAGAACTAGAAAAAACTACTCCTGCTACTGATGAATTGTCTACTAATCCTAAGTTTAAAGACCAAGGTTCTCAAGCTATTAATAAAGTCTTTCATTCACAGAATGACTCTTTAGATACAAAAACTTCTGACTACTCTAGGTGTAGCTGATATAGCTCAAGCTAGTAGTGTTAATATCAAAGTTATGAGAAAGAATCAAGCTATTAATATGGAGGATGTATCCTCTGATATAGCTTCTACTGCTGCTAGAATAGTCAATAAGCTAAATGCAGTTATGCACGATATTATGCTTACTAGAGCTGAAAAAGCTAAGGCTTATAGATACCTAATGAGTCAGTTAAAAGAACTTACTGTTAGAGTTAATTCTAAAGTCTCAGCTATTAATTCAGTTCGTAATAAGACAGGTCTATTAGATGACTTAAGAAAAGACCTAAAAAGAAAACTAGAAAGTCAATCAACTAATGAAACTGATGAGCAAGTATCCAAAAGTGTAGAGGATATAATTAATGAACAATATATTCTTGGTACTGAAGGTTTCTCAGCTGTAGTAATAGAGATACCTTATAAAAATCCTAAAGGAACTAAATTACTTAATGACCTTAGTCCTGCGGAACTAAGTAAAAACCTAGATTTAAAATTAGTACCTAAAAAGCCTTTTTCACTTAGTAAAAAAGGGCAAGTTACTACTGAGGATATAAATGCTTATAATAGCAAGTATAGTAATGGAGAACAGTATTATCTAATAGCTAAAATAGATAATAATAAGGGAACTATTAGTTTTGACCAATCTGAGGATAATTCTTTAGCTCTATTACAGAATGCTATTATTAATGATTCTAATTTATTATCTAAGGCTTTAGAGATATTCACTGGAGTTAGAGAAGCTTTTAATAATACTACTCTAGGTACTTTACTAGACCCTAAAGCTATAGATGAAGGATATTTATTCAATCTACTAAGACAATATGATACAGCATCTATTAAGACAGATGAGCAGATAGAAGTATTAAAGAATAATTATAAAAAACTACTAGATAGTGATACAGCTACTCAAGAGGAGAAAGATAATGCTCTAAGAGACTTGTCTTTATATGTTGTACCTGTTAAAGATAATCAAGGTAAGATAGTAAAAGACCAATATAGACGAATTACTAAAGCTGATGTCAATAAGAATATTCAAGCCTTTATGAATAGCTCTATACAAAGTATGGCTCTATCTCAAAAGAGAATGCTAGCATTAAGAACTATACTAAAAAATCCTGTTCCAGCAGTATCTGATAACTTTAAATCTCTTATTCCTGAATTAGCTGATATACAAGTATTAGATAGTCCTTCTATTATAGTCAAACTAAGAGATATCTATGAGTGGTATAAAAGAGACTTTGAGATAGCTAAAGCTCAAATGGCATATCTATTATCAGATAATCCTGATGAGATAGCTAGATTAATGCTAGCTATGAAATATATAGAGCAAGAGACTGTAAGAAAAGAACTTGGTAAATTAAGCCAAAGTGAGTTTAATAAAGTTCGTATGCAGGGATACTCTCAATGGTCTGATAAGTTTAAAGTAATGCTTAGAAACTTCTATGGCTTTAATAAGAGCATAGAATATACAGAACAGCAATTTAATTCTAAACTAGCTGAAGTTAATGCCACTAGAGAAGCTAGAGATTTGCCTAAAATAACTCTAGAGGAAATAGAGACTATGACTAAGCCTCTATTAGATGATTTCTCTCCAGTTAGCATTATAAGCAATATGCAATCTCTTATGTCTATAGCAGCTTCTAAAGAGCTAGCTAAAGGATTTAAACTAAGTAATAACTCACTTATGGATTTACTAGATGACTCTAAGTTAGACTTAAACAAATCAGATACTCTAGACTTTGATAGAAATCTCATAGGTTATGCTTATGACTTTAACCCTTTAGAAGCTAAAGGCTTTAAGTACTTTACTAATGGAAAGAATACTTCTATAGATTCTCTTAAATTAGGAGAATTGACATATAGTAATTTTAGAGATAGATTGAATGCTTCTCTTATTAATAATGTTAAAAACTTTGAAAAGATGCCTAAAGGTCTATTTAATGATGTCTTTATATTCAATAAGGATGGCTCTATAAATAGCGTTAAAGAACCTTATGCTAGAGCTATGTTTATGAGTCTAATGGAAACTATGACTAAAGGTGTTAATCCATCTCCTATTACTCTAGGTTCAGCTGAAACACTAGCTTCTAAAATAGCTAAGTATAAAGCAAACTCTACTGTATCAGCTGCATATCAAGCTCTTAGAACTACTGATAATATTATTAATATCTTAGGACTTACTCCTAATAATCATAGGACTATTAGTGAACTTACAGCTATTAGAAGTCAATTAGCTATGTTTAATGAATCTCTTATGGAAGGAATGTTATCTGGTCTAAATAAATTAGGTATAGAATGGGATGGAGGTAAAAGTGTCTATAAATTAAACGAAAAAGCACGTAAAGATACAGAAGCTCAAGTAGATAAGCTTATAAGAGAGCAAGTATTTGAAAGTAAAGTACAAGGAGTAAATTACTTCTCTGATGCTATTTTAAAGACTCAATTTAATATAAATCACGCTCCATTAAAAGAATATGCTGCTAGAGACCAGCAAGAAGCTATAGTAGCTAATGCTTTAGCACCTAGATACTTTGATAAAGATAGAATGGAACAATCTATAAAAATCTGGAAAGACCCTAATCTATTCTTTAGTGAATTAAAACAAGACTTAGGTGATGACTTAATAGCTATAGGTCAAGATTATAATGATATAAAAGAGAAATTAGACCAATTTAGAGAATTAGCGGATATAACTGATAAGAACTGGACTGATAAAGTAATTGCACTAATACCTAAAAGAGAGTTCTCTGCAGATAATCCTGCTCTAGCTCTATACAAAGATGAAGTATTACCTAAAATACTCAATACTATTGAGGATTATAGACAAGTATTAGTAAAGTTTAATTCAGATAGTGTTCAAGAGAATTTACCTGAATACACTGTATGGAATACTAGTGTTAATGAACGTATGAGTGTAGTAGGTATTATGAATCAGCAAGCTAATAAGAAGCTAAGAGCTTTATATAAGAAAATACAAGACGAAGCTAAAGCTGATGAATTAGTAAAAACTATGTATGGTCTAACTGATGACAAAGAAAATCCATACTATAATATGATGGGTAATCATAAAGACTATGATAAGCAACTCTTAGCTGGTCTAGGTATGGTTACTGAGTTCTCTGAATATGTAAAGTTAGATGATGAAATTGGTAAAAAGAAAGAACTAGAGTTTAAAAAACTTTCTAAATGGTATAGTAATGCTATAAATGACTTAGAAAAAGACTATAAAGCTAATAAAATCTCAGATGAGGATTATAATCTACAGCAACAAGGTATAGAAACTAAATATAATACTGATAAAACAGCAATAGAGACCTTTTTAAATCAAGAGTTTGAGGACTTAGTACAGAAAAATCTAGATACTGAGATTAAACCTCTAATAGACGATTTACAAAAAGATTATTTCTCACAGATAGATGATGACCTAGAAGTATTAAAATCTATAACAGCTGCTAATAAAGTAGAGAAGTTCTTTGGAAAAGATGGAATACTTACTACTTCTAGTAAATTAGCCTTTATCAAAGCAGCTAGATTATATCACAAGAATATGACTTTTGATGAGTTTAATGAAGCTCTTAAAGCTCTAGCTAATATAGAGATAGATGGTCAATCCTTTGGACCTGTATCTAGACAAGCTGTAGAAAGTATGAATATATTTACTACTAGAGTAGCTCAAGCAGCTGGTATAGCTCTAGGTAAGATACTTCCTAATATGTTATTACAAGACGTATATAAAGCTACTGGAGAGAGTGTCTTTAAAGCTATGTATAGTACTGAGTTAAATAATGTAATTATCTCAGCTAAAGAGACAATACCTAATAATATGACAGTAAAAGGCTTACTACTAGAAAAGCTAATTAAGATTGCTCTAGATAAGTTTAGACTTACTGCTCAGGATACAAGTCCTAAGACAATGAAAACTGTAGAATCTATAGTAAGGCTAATGCTTACTAAAGCAATAGATTCTATACCAAATGATAATCTAATAATAGGCAAAACTCTTAATGAAATAACTCCTTATATGGTTGCTAGACTGAGAAAAATCTCTAAGCCAATATTACAGTTATTTAACTATGGTAGTGGTTTAAAGAATAATGCTAGTGGATTTGTATTCTCATTCTTTGAGGATTCTTTACTAAATGTTCTAGATAAAGCTTATAAGAATGGTAAAGAAATACCTAGTACTAAGTATGCTAGTATGACTGATATATTTGATGATAAAGATATAGCAATACTAACTATACTAGGTATAGATAACTATAAAGACTTAGTTCAATATATAGATACTAAAACTAAGTCATTTAACACTAATAAGCTAGATTTAGCACTAAGTAGTATAGGTAGTCTTATGGAGAGTACTGTTGGAGCAGCATTGAATGATATACTCCCTTATCAAACTGAACTATCTAATACTTATCTAGATATAGCTAAGTATTACTTTCAGTTATTCTGTGGTTCTTTAGCTAGAGAATTAAAGCTAGATATTAATAATGTATTAGGTAACTTTACTGATGATAACGGTAAAGTTCTATATGGTTTTAAAATCTCTGATATATATAAAGAGGATTTCTCTAAAGCTATTAAGAAACTTCTTAAAAATGAAAGAACTAGAAACTATGCAGGTATTTTTATTAAGTCTTTCATAGGAGACGATGCTGATGTTGATGAAGCTACTTTAATGTCTTTTTTTTCTAAAGTATCTACTAAATCAGGTTCTAATGGATATACATCACTAGCTACTAAAGCTAAAGGTAATGATGTATATCTAGTCTTTACTGATAAAGCAGTACTTACTAATCTAGGTCAATCTATCGATGCTAGAATTATGGCTAGAGTTCAAAAGAAACTTATAGATGGGGGTATTCTCTATGGTGAAAATAACTTTGATGCTATCACTACTGACCCTAGATTTCATCCTTTAATAGCTAGAATGATGAATGAAGCCTTAGGTGAAATAATACTACATTATAAAACTGATAACTGGGGATATAATTTATTATCTATGGCTGAGGATTTAAGTAACGATATTTCTACTCTAATGGACTTAAATCATCTAGATAATGGAGAAATGCACGCTAGAGTAGAAAACTTACAGCATAGAGCTAAGCTAGCTAAATCTAATATTATTAATACAGCCAATGATATTAGAGCTTATGGTATGACTGTAGATAACTTCTCTATTAGATATAAAGACGGAACTACAGCATATAAATATAGACCAGATGATAAAACTAAAGAGAAAGCCTTAAAGAAATTAAATACTTATAATTCTACACAAGTAACCTCAGCAGGTAGACAACTAAACTTTATGGTTAATAACTTCCTTAGAGAGTATTTGAACATACCTACTTTATATGAGAATAAAGATACTAGCTTAGCTATAGCAGCTAGAAAGAAAGCTTTACTTAGCTTTAAAACTCTAGTAGACTTAATGCCTGATAATACTCGTAAAGGTCTACAAGACTTTAGAGATATGATAGATGATATTCTTGAACATAATCAGCTAAGTACTCTAGACTATACTAAGTTATTAAATAAACTAGGCTCTATACCTAATATTAGAAATACTCTAAATAGTATAATTGATGAGTTTTTTACTGATAAGTCTAAAATATCTATAGATTCTAAATTAGTTCATTCTCCATATTCATCTTTATTTCAAAAAACAGAGCAAAGATATTGGGCTTCTAGAGCATTTAAAGATGGTCTAGACTCTTTGGAAAAGACATTAGAGTTTAATAGATTTCATATTAATAGCAATAGAGCTAGGAGATTAGCATTAAACTTTAATACTAATAAGAATATCTTTACACCTACTTTAGATGATAAAAATAACTTAATCTTAACTAATGCTAATGGGGATAAAGTTACATTAGATAGCACAGGATTAACATTAACAGACTCTAAGAACAATACTACTAATCCTAAAGTAATGTCAGCTAATATTATTCATATG